AATAGACATCAATTTTTAGATTTAATTAATAGACCATATTTTAGTAAAGAACAAATTGAAGCTTGTTTAGAAATGGGTCCTAATTATAATAAACAATATTGGGAAAATGATATAAATTTAGAAGATAATACAACTTCAAATATAGAAAAAAATAGATATGAAGTATTAGAATATTGGGGAACAGTTGATGCTATGACTGCAAGAGAACAAGGATTAGCAGTAGACCCTGATATAGAAGATTCAACTCAAGTTCAAGTTAATGTTTGGACAGCAAGAGGTAAAATTATTAGATTAGTTGAAAATCCTTTTAAACCTTTTAGATTACCTTATCAATCTTTTTCTTATGAAAAAAATCCTTATAACTTTTTTGGAATAGGTGTTCCAGAAAATATGGATGATGCTCAACAAATTATGAATGGTCATGCAAGAATGGCAATTGATAATTTAGCTTTAGCTGGAAATTTAGTTTTTGATATAGATGAATCTGCTTTAGTTAATAATCAAAGCATGGAAGTTTATCCTGGTAAGATTTTTAAAAGACAAGCAGGAGTTCCTGGTCAAGCAATTTATGGAATTAAGTTTCCAAATACTGCTACAGAAAATATGCAGATGTTTGATAAGTTCAGACAACTTGCAGATGAATCAACAGGAATACCATCATACTCACATGGACAAACAGGTGTTCAAAGTATGACAAGAACAGCATCAGGTATGTCAATGCTTATGGGTGCTGCATCTTTAAATATTAAAACAGTTATAAAAAATATTGACGACCAATTAATTAAGCCTTTAGGAGAATCAATGTTCCAATGGAATATGCAATTCTATGAAGGTGATTTACCAATTGTAGGAGATTTGGAAATTAAAGCGACAGGAAGTTCTAGTTTGATGAGAAAAGAAGTTCGTTCTCAAAGACTAACAATGTTCTTACAAACTATTCAAAATCCTGCGATTGCTCCATTTGTTAGAATCTCGGAAATCATTAAAGAGTTAGCATACTCTTTAGATTTAGACCCTGATGAAATAATTAACTCTAAAGATGAAGCAGAAATTTATGCGAAAATTATAGGATATCAGAATGCTAACAAACCAAATGGCTCACAAGCTCCTGCACCTGGTCAACTCGGACCAATGGAAGGTAATGGAGGAGTACCTCAAGAAGGTACAGCACCAAACAACTCTGGAGTTGGCGAAAGCCCAATCGGACCAGGTAATGTATCAATGCCAGGGGAAATGGAATTTGCTGGACAGACTACAGAACCTACCCCAGCAGGTTAAAGAAATAGTCAAAGGTAGTGTTGACTAATTAACAATTAGTTGTTATAATAACATAATAGGATAGAAATATGGGAAAGAAACTCATTAACATGGCTACAGGTGGACTAATGTCTTTACCACCTTATCTTAGAGATACTGAAAAGAAAGATTCAGGTATTACACCTTATGATGTAAATACTCCTGAATCTGCTAGAAAAGGTTTACCTCAAAGAAGTTTATCTAAATCTAGAACTAGATATTCAAAAGGTGATATGGCTAAAAAGAATGGCAACCCTGAAATTTGGACTGCTGAAGACTGGGAAGAGATGAATGCTAAAAAAGATAAAATAAAAGAAAAAAAGAAAATATTAGTAGCATCAAAAGCAGATGATGAATTTAGAGAAGCTCTTTACGAAGAAATAAGATTGGAAGAAGAAGAGTTTGAGTTAAAATATGGAAAACCTAAAAATAAAAAAGCTCTTGGTGGTTACATGGATGAATTTCAAATTGCTGAAGAAGAACCTTTATCTAGACAAAAAATAGCTTTAGGTGGAAGAGCAGCTCTTGAAGAAAAATATGATAGACGAAGAGATTATAAAGCTTATGCAGAAGGTGATGAAGTGATTGCTGAAGAAGAAATTGTTGAAGAACCTTTAATGGCTCCAGTAGGAATGGAAGAACCATTGATTGAAGATGAGATTGCTGCAGATGATTTAGCTATGGAAGAAGATGTAGCTATGGAAGATGCAGAAAGTGTTTTAGATACTTCAATGTTAAGTGAAGAAGAAGAAGTAGTCGTGGATGCTGCTATAGAAATGTATCCAGAATTAGAAGCCATTTTACCAAAGATGGTTGCAACAGAATTTACAGAAGATGAATTAGTAGAAGGACCTGGTACAGGAACTTCAGATTCAATCCCAGCATTATTGTCAGATGGCGAATTTGTATTTACAGCAAAAGCTGTTAAGAATATCGGCATTGATAAATTAAGAAAAATGATGGCACAAGCTGAAGAAGCTTATGATGCTGGTATGGTTAATCAAGAAGAAACTGCAGAACTTGCAGTAGATGAAACCATAGTATAACAGAATTTAGAGTAGGTACTCTAGATAAACAAGCTACCTTCTATTTTTGTAATAGAAGCCCTTGTAGCTTCGTTTTAAATTAATCAACCTTTTTTTGCTACCTTCAGTAAAAGAAGCCCAAAGGAGGATTTTATGAATAATAAAGAGAACGAAGGAACAACTAATGAAGTCGAGGCGAATCCATATAATCGCAAAAAGTATTGGCATACAGCAGATGTAATGCCGAAGTCAGTACCAAATGCGGATAGTGGACCAGCCGAGCCTGACCCTGAGAAGAAGACAGGATTTAGCTACGCAAGTAACACTACAACAAATAGTGCGAACCCAAATGTTTTATCACCTTCTTCTACAGCCACTTCGGATAAGGTCGAAGATTCACCATTAAGTAATGTTGAAGCTAAACCTTATACAAAAGTTGACTATAAAAAAAGATATGATGACCTAAAGCGTTATTATGATAGGAAACTTGGTGAATGGAGTAACAAAGAAGGAGACCTCAAAGCACAGCTTCGAGATAACCGACCTAAGTACACCCCACCTAAAAGTGCTGATGAACTTAGTGCTTTTAAAAAAGATTACCCTGACATTTATGGCGTGGTGGAAACTGTATCTCACTTGCAATCTCAAACAGAGATGAAAGGTTTGCAGGAAGAAGTTGACTCTTTGAAAAAAGCTAATACAGCTTTATCACAAAGAGAAGCTCAATTAGAGTTATCGAAATTTCATCCAGACTTTAATCAAATTAAAGAATCAGATGATTTTCATAATTGGGCAGACACACAACCCATGGAAATTAAGAAGTGGGTTTATGAGAATACTTCAGATGGTAAACTTGCTGCAAGAGCAGTTGACCTGTATAAGAAAGACCGAGGACTTGGATTAGATAAAAAAGCCACAGAAGATAAAAGAGTTACTCAAGGTGCTGATTTGTTAGTTAAAACTAACGAACAAATTCAACCACCAACGAATAATAAAGTTATCTTTAAAAGTTCTGACTTTGAAAAAATGTCAGACGCTGAGTTTGAAAGAAATGAGAAATCTATTCTGATGGCTCAGAGAGAAGGTAGAATTACTAGAGATTAGTAAAACTACCATTTTTATCAACCAAACAAAAAGGAGTCATAAATTATGGCAAATTTTGCAGGTTCAAGTACTACTAACTTTGGTGGAGAAACTCCATCAGGGGACCAGGCTAACGCCTTTTGGGTACCTCAAATATACTCGAAGAAAGTTCAAATAGCACTACGTAAAGCATCTGTTGCAGAAGCAATCTGTAACACAGACTATATGGGTGAAATTAAAAACTTTGGAGACACAGTCAATATAGTACAAGAACCACAAATAACTGTAAGTGATTATACTAGAGGTCTAGCGACTTCTGCTACAGCACTAACAGACAACGAGCTTGTTCTCACAGTAGACCAAGCTAAATACTTTCAATTCGCACTAGATGATATTGAAAAGAGATTTTCACATATCAATTTCCAATCTATTGCATCAGACAATGCAGCATACAAACTAAGAGATGCTTTAGACAGTAATGTCTTTACATATCTAGGTCTTGACGCTTCATCTATCGGTGCTACTAGACAAGGAAGTACATCAACGCCTGACCACATAGGCTTTACTAGTCCGCAAATTGACCCTTTAAATGAGATGAGTCAAGCCTCTTTTTTTCTTGACAGACAAAACGCACCTGAAGAAGGTCGTTGGTTTGTTGGAGCACCTGAGTGGTACGAATCTTTAGCTAACACAGCTTCTAAACTATTATCAGTTGATTACAACGCTGGTAAAGGTAGTCTTAGAAATGGATTAGTTGCAAGTGGTCTCGTTAGAGGTTTCCAAATGTACAAATCAAACAATCTAGCAACAAACGACTTAACAAGTGCATCCCCTGCTGGGACTGCAACTGCTCCTGTGGCAACATGGGGTCAAATGAGTGCTGTTTCGTGTGCATCTCAATTGAAGATTGTTGAAAGTTTAAGAAGTACTACTACTTTCGCTGACATAGTAAGAGGATTACTTGTTTTCGGAAGAAAAGTTCTTAGAACTAATTGTATAGGAAGAACAATTTACGTTATAGCCTAATTAATTAGTCTAGACGTTATTGTTAGTATTAAACCTAACAGCTAGATAGGGGGTTGCAATATACCCCCTGTCTTTTAAATAAAGGATTATATATGGAACATATGAAAAAAGCATGGTCTTACATAGTAGCACATAAAAAAGTTTCTATTGCAGTAGCAGTAGTTGTTGTGGTACTTATTATAGCCACTTAATTTTAAAAAGGAATCCAATGAAAGAAGCTTTAAAAAAGCTTAAAAAACATTTCGCAGAACTTCAAAAGTTAGAAGCTAAAGAAGAAATCGTTTTAGAAAAAATTGATGAAGCAATTGATGAGTTATCAGATTGCGACCATTCAGATTGTAAATAAGAATAAGAATTATGGCAAAGACCTATTTAGCATTAACTAATGAATTATTAGTAGAACTTAATGAACCAGAACTTACAGCAGTTGCTGATGGAGTAGGAATACAAAAGCAAGTTTCAAATTGTGTAAATAGAGCTTACTCTGATATAGTAGATGCTGTTGATAATTGGTCATGGTTAAGTACTGATAGACCTGATGACCCTTACTATGGAAATACAATTGTTCAAACAGTTATTGGACAAAGATGGTATCTATCAAAAGCTCTTTCAACAGGGGTAGATACTGATTTTGATTCAGTCAATTGGGATATGTTTACTCTTGTAGATACTGCTTCACCTTTTACAATTAATAAATTAGCATTTACAACTTTAACAGTTTGGAGAAATAGTTATGCAAAAGCAGAAGAAGCTGATGCTAGAACTGCTCAATATGGAGTACCATTAAGAGTTATAAGAAGTTCTGATGGTAGAAGATTTGGGTTATCTCCTATACCTGATAAAGTTTATAATATACATTTCTTTGCATATGATAGACCAACTCCTTTATCTGCAGATACAGATGAAGTTGCATTTCCAGAACAATACAAAACAGTTTTATTAGCAAGAGCTAGATATTATATTTATCAATTTAAAGATAATATAGCTCAATCACAATTAGCATTAGATGAATATAAAAAAGGATTACAGTCTATGGCTGATAATTTAAATTCACCACAACCACAATATATGTCAGACGTAAGATTTACGTATTTGTTACCATAAGGAAAATTTAAATGCCAACACAAGGAGCTTCCATTACAGTTGCAGGAGGTTTAGATTTAGTTTCAAGTGCTCATGCATTATTTAGAACACCTGGAGCAGCAACTATTTTACAAAACTTTGAATCAGCTACAACAGGTGGCTATCGAAGAATAAATGGTTTTACAAAATGGGGTGGAGCAAGTGCAACAATTCCAACTGGTCTTTCAACAGATGATATAACAGGAATAGTTCCATATGCTGATGGAGTTATTGCTTGTCAAGCTAATAATATTTATTGGAGTTTAGATGGAATAAGTTGGACTCAAATAAATAAAGATACTTATCAATCTATTACAGGTACAGTTGCAGTAACTGCAAGTTCAGCAGCAGTTGTTGGAACTGGAACATCATTTACAACTGAATTAGCTGTAGATGATAGAGTAAAAATTAATAGTATTAAATATAGAGTTTTATCTATTACAGATAATACAAATTTAACATTAGATATTGATGTTGTATCTACTGCTAGTAGTCAATCTATTTATAGAAGTGGAATGATAGCTAGTGAATTATCAAGTGCTACAACAATTGCAAGAACTAATCAAGTTAATAATCAGTTTGCTAAATATGAATCGCAAGGTGCTTATGGAACTTTATATATTGTTGATGATGTTAATAAAATAGCTGAATTTCAAATTACTAAATCAGGTGGTGTATATAGTTATTATTTTGAAGAAGTAGATAGGTCAGCTCCAGTTAATCCTTCAAGAGCTACGATTTTTTCAGAACGATTAGTTGTAGCTGGACAATCAGTATCAACAAGTACTGTTGCTTATAGTAGCCGCTTAAAACCTTATGATTTTGAAGCTACTGGTTCAGGAGCAATTGATGTTGGAGATATAATTGTAGGTGTTAAAGTCTTTAGAAATACTCTTATTATATTTTGTAAAAATAGTATATTTGAGTTGACAAGTCTTGATTCTGACCCTATACTTAAATCTATAACTAAGAATATAGGTTGTATAGATGGAAATACAATTCAAGAAATTGGTGGAGATTTAATCTTTCTAGCACCTGATGGTTTAAGAACAGTTGCTGGTACAGCTAGAATTTCTGACGTTGAAATTGGTTCTGTTAGTAGAAAAATATTACCTTTAATAAATGATATTCTTGATAATATAGCAGATTATACTTTATCAAGTATGGTTATTAGAGAACGAAGTCAATATAGATTATTTTATCATCAATCAGGTCAAGCAAATTCAAGTCAAAGTGGAATCATAGGAACATTTAAATTTGATGAACAAGGAATTCCTGCTTTTGAATGGAGTGATACCAAAGGATTGGTAGTTAAAACTTGTACTTCAGATTTAAATACTTCTAATGAAGAAGTTAAATTTAGTACAGATGAAACTGGTTATGTTTATTTACATGATTATGGAAACAATTTTAATGGTTCCAATATTGATGCAAGATTTCAAACACCAGATATGGACTATGGTGATAATGGTTTAAGAAAAAGTCTTTATGCTGTTAAAGCAAATATTAAACCAGAAGGAACACAAGACGATTTAAAATTAAGAATTAGATATGATTTTGAATCTACAGATGTACCTCAACCTGGAGAATTTAGTGTTGGTACTTTAAATAGAGCATCTTTATATGGAAGTGCTTTATATGGAAGTGGAACATATGGTGCAGTAGTTTTACCAAGTAAAAGAATGTTAGTAACAGGAAGTGGATTTTCAAATAGTTTTAGATTTTTTAGTGATGATACAAATGCAGCTTATTCAGTTAATGGATTATTCGTATCATTCATAGCAGGAGGAAGAAGATAATATGGCAGGTTATACACGACAAACCACATTTACAACTGGTAATACAATTGAAGTTGCAGATTTTAATAATGAATATAATCAATTATTAGCAGCATTTGTAAATACAACTGGACATAAACATGATGGTACCGCAGCCGAAGGTCCTGTTATTTCTGTACTTGGAGATAGCGGAGTAGTTACTCCTCTAAATAAAATTTTAGTTGATACTGCTAGTAATCATTTAGAATTTTATGTAGATGTTTCTAGTGCTGCAGTTCAACAATTAAGAATTCAAGATGGAGCAATCGTTCCAATTTTAACTAATGATATAGATTTAGGTACAGTTTCTTTAGAATTTAAAGATGCATACTTTGATGGTACTGTAAATTTAGATACTTTAGTTATTGGTACTTCAACTGGCATAACATCTGTTGATACAGATTTAGCTTCAGTTTCAGCAAGTGATGATACACTAGCTTCTGCTAAAGCAATTAAAGCTTATGTAGATGCAGTCCCTGTCGGAGATATTACTTCTATTGTAGCAGGAACTGGTTTAACTGGAACAGATTTATCAGGACCAATACCAACTTTAAATGTAATTGGTGGAACTGGTATAACTGCTAACGCAGACGATATAGCAATTGATGCTACAGTTACAACATTAACTGGTACTCAAATATTAACAAATAAAACTTTAACTGCTCCAGTTATAGCAACAATTTCAAATACTGGAACAATAACTTTACCTACTTCAACAGATACATTAGTTGGTAAAGCTACTACAGATACTTTAACAAATAAAACTTTAACAACTCCAGTTATTTCTAGTATTTCAAATACTGGAACAATAACTTTACCTACCTCTACAGATACATTAGTTGGAAAAGCAACTACTGATACTCTTACAAATAAAACATTAACAAGTCCAGTTCTTAATACAACAATTAGTGGAACAGCTTTTAAAGATGAAGATACTATGTCATCTGATTCAGCAACTGCTGTAGCTTCACAACAATCTATTAAAGCTTATATTGATGCTAAACCTATTGGAGATATTACTTCAGTTGTTGCAGGAAGTGGTTTAACAGGTGGAGGAACAACAGGTGATGTTACTTTAAATGTTATTGGCGGAACAGGTATTACTGCAAATGCAGATGATATTGCAATTGATAGTACTGTTGCTACATTAACTGGTTCTCAAGTTTTATCAGCTAAAACATTAACTAGCCCAGTTTTAAATGGAACACTTAGTGGTACAGCATTTTTAGATGACGATACTTTAGCGGATGATTCTGCTATAGCAGTTGCATCTCAACAATCTATTAAAGCTTATGTTGATGCACAATCACATTCTACTGTTACAGCAGATAGTGTTACTACATTTACAAATAAAACAATAGATGAAGATGCTACTGGTAATGCAATTACAAATTTAGCTAATGCAAGTATTAAAGCAGCAGCAGCTATTGATGCAACAAAGATTGCAGATGGTACTGTTACAAGTACAGAGTTTCAATATATAAATAGTTTAAGTTCAAATGCTCAAAGTCAAATAGATTTAAAAGCACCTTTAGCTTCTCCAGCTTTAACTGGAGACCCTACAGCTCCTACACAATCAGCAAGTGATAACTCAACTAAACTTGCAACAACAGCTTATGTTGATGGTCAAGTTGCAACAGAAAATGAATTATCAGAATTAAATGATGTAACGATTGCAGCTATCGCAGATGCAAATTATTTAATTTATGATGATGCTGCAAGTGTTTGGAAAAATCAAGCGATAAGTGGTGCATTTACTTCAACTAAAGCAGGAGTAACAACTTTATCTGCTTCAATAGATGCTACAAAAATAGCAGATGGAACTGTTACAAGTACAGAATTCCAGTATATTAATACTTTGAGTTCTAATGCACAAACTCAAATAGATACGAAAGCTACTGCAGGTTTTGCTGTAGCTATGGCGATTGCTTTATAATGGTTTACATTATGGCAAAAATATGGTATAATTAGGATAATAAATGGCTCAAAATTTTCAAAGAACATTAAAACGAAATATATCAAACAGCTCTGGTTCTGCTACAGAATTACGAGCAGCTACTACAACAAATGATGCAATCATAGGTGTTAGATGTACTAATACTTCTGGTTCATCAGTAGATATTACTGTTATGGTAGTTAATAGTGCAACTGATTATCACATTATTAAATCGGCTCCCATCCCTACAGGTGGAAGTTTAGAATTAATTGATGGTGGTTCAAAAGTTGTATTACAAACTGGTGATTCAGTTGAAGCTTATGCTTCAGCCGCTTCTTCTGTTGATATTATTTTAAGTGTTGTTGATTCAATTAGTACATAATATTAAGGATAATATAAATGGCATATGTTGGTGCAACTCCTGCACGAAAAGCTTTAACTTCAAGTGATATTTCTGATGGTATAATTACTGCTGGAAAAATTGCAACTGATGCAGTTGAAACTGCAAAGGTTAAAGATTTAAATGTTTCTACAGGAAAGTTAGCTGCTGATGCAGTTACTAATGCTAAAACAGAATTTACACCTGGATTAGAAATCAAAGGTGATGGTGCAAGTGCTGCTGGTAAGTTAACTTTAAATTGTGAACAAAATACTCATGCAGTTCATATTGAAAGTCCTGCTCATTCAGCAGGAGCTGGATATACTTTAACACTCCCTACAGGAGTTGGAACTGATGGACAAGTTTTATCAACAGATGGAACATCATCAAATCAATTATCTTGGATAGATGCAGTAGAAGCAAAACCTACTGTAACTGCAGTAAGTGCAATCATACCTCCAAGTATAGCAACAAGTGTAACGATTACAGGAACAAATTTTGCATCTGATTCTACTCATGTACCAATTGTAGAAGCAGTAAGTTCAACAAATGCATATACAAGAGCTTCAGTAGTTTCTTGGGCAAGTTCAACTTCTATCTCGGCAACCTTCAATTTAGCCCTTGGAGATTACCGAGTTAGAGTAGAGAATCCAGATGGTAATGCTGGAATGTCAACTAACGCAATTTTACAAGCTAGTACATCTCCAACATGGACAACTGCAGCAGGTTCTTTAGGAACTTTTGCAGCAGAAGCTGCTATATCAGAAACTGTTGTAGCTTCTTCAGATAGTGCAATTACTTATGCAAAAACATCAGGAAGTTTTCCTGGTGGTGTTACATTAGCAACTGCAACAGGAGTTATAAGTGGAACAGAAACTGGAAGTTCAGCAACAACAACTTATACTTTTGAAATAACTCCAACAGATGCAGAAGCTCAAGTTGGAGCAGCAAGAGAATTTACAATGACAATTTCTCATGGTTCAACAGGCGGAGGACAATTTAATTAGGAGATAATTATGGCAAGTTCATATATGACATTTACCCCTAGTGGAGCTGGTACTAGCCATCGGAAAGGAACAATTTCTGCTTGGTTGAAAAGAGCAGATGTTTCTTCATCTCAAAGATTTTGGGGAGTTAGATATGATGGTAGTCATACTTGTGAAGTTACTTTTAATGAGCATATTCAAATATTTGCTAATTACGCAGGTTCAACACAAATAAATTTAAGAACGACAGCTAAATACCAAGACCCAGGAGCCTGGTATCACGTAGTCGTAGCTATTGATACAGAGCAATCAGTTGAAGCCGATAGAGTTAAACTTTATGTTAATGGAGTTCAAAATTCTACCTTTTCGACCTATACCACTTATCCAGCAGAAGATGCTAATTTATTGATTGGACATGGCTATCCAACTTCCGTAGGTGCTATGGGAGCTGAAGGTAGTAATATGTGGAATGGCTGTATATCATGGGCACAATATGTAGATGGATTACAACTAGCTCCAACAGAATTTGGTGAATTTGATTCAACTTCAGGAATATGGAAAATTAAGCCTGATGTTTATGGAACGCCAGGAATCAATGGATTTTGCTTAAAAATGGAAGACAGAACAAATTTAGATTTAGATAGTTCTTCTAATGCACATGTTTTTACAACAGTAGGAACGCCAACAGCGACTTACGATAATCCGTCAAATAATTTTGCAACTTTAAATCCTATAAATATACCTATGTCAGCCGACCCAGTTTTTAGTAAAGGTAATAATACAGTCGTAACACAAGATGGTAGTGGTAAATATTTTGGTGGCACTTCTACTTTAGGTATGGAGGCTGGAAAATGGTATTGTGAATTTAAGGCAGATTCATTAGCTACGGATGGTATGGTAGGTATTAATGGAGATTCAGGTAGCCAAGCTAGAACAAATGGTCAGATGTCTTATTCAACAAGTGGTTTTGGTTATATGAATGATGGTCAGAAATCAACCAATCTTACGGATACTTCTTATGCCAATAGTTGGACGACTGCCAATGTTATTGGTTGTGCGGTAGACCTTGATAATTTAAAAATTTACTTTGCTAAAGATAATGTTTGGCAAGATTCAGGTGACCCAACGTCAGGTGCAACAGGAACAGGTGCGGCTTTTACCATACTAGCTGCTTCTGCAACACCAGAAGGATTTTATGCTTTTGGCTGTGGAGATAAATCAACAGGTTCAAGCACTTTGAGTGTTAATTTTGGCAATGGATATTTCGGAACAACAGCAGTCACTTCAGCGGAAGCTGATGGAGCTGGGATAGGTGCATTTGAATACGCACCACCAACAGGTTACTACGCATTATGCACAAAAAACATTAAGGCTTACGGAGGAGCTTAATTATGGCAGAATATATTTCATTTCAACCATCAGATTATTTTAATAGTGTTCTCTATACAGGGACAGGTGCTGTACAAACTATTTCAGGAGTTGGATTCGAACCTGATTTAACTTGGTGTAAGGATAGAACTAATAGTTACGACCAAGTATGGTTTGACCAAGTAAGAGGGGCAACTGAAAGACTAACTTCTAATACTTATACAGCTGAAAGCACCCAAGTTAATGATTTAACTGCTTGGAATAGTGATGGTTTTGTTGTGGGAAGTGGAAGTAATATTAATAATAATACAAATCTTTTTGTGGGTTGGAACTGGAAAGCAGGAACGACTACAGGATTATCAGGAGGAACAATTACTCCAACCTCTTATTCAATTAACACAACATCAGGTTTTGGAGTTTATAAATATACTGGAACAGGTTCAGCAGGAACAATAGCTCATGGTTTAGGAGTTGCTCCTGAAATGGTGATTGTTAAAAAATACAATACGACTGGGGACTGGTACGTTTATCACAAGGATATGCCATCAGGTAATGGTTATCATTTAAGATTAAATGCCGATTCTGCTCAAGCAAGTGGAACAGAATGGAATAGTACAAACCCAACTTCAACTGTATTTTCATTAGGAGCTAATTCAAATGTTAATGCTAGTGCAGCAACTTTTATAGCTTATGTCTTTGCACCAAAAAGAGGTTATTCAAAATTTCAAGAATATTGGGGAAATGGACAGACTAGCGATGGTACTTTTGTCTATACAGGTTTCAGACCAGCCTTTATATTAATTAAACGTAGTGCACTTACTGGTAATTGGCAAATTTTTGATGATAAAAGGTTAGGATATAATGGAGGTAATAGTTATCTTTCACCTAATGATGATGCTGTTGAGAATACTGGCGGTCAAATAGATATTGTATCAAATGGATTTAAAATGAGAAATAATGGAACTTATACAAATGGCAGCGGTGATACTTATATTTATGCTGCATTTGCAGAATTTCCAATAGTTTCAAGTAATAATATACCAACAGTAGCAAGATAAAAAATTATGGCACAAACAAAAGTAACAAGCCCAGGTATAGCAGATGATGCAGTAACAGTTGCAAAAATCCCTAATACTTCAATTACTAATGCAAAATTGGCTAATAGTTCCATCACGATTGATGGAGTAACTGTAGCGTTAGGAGCTTCGGCTACTGTCGTTACTAAACCTACAATAACTTCACTTACTCCTTCTGTTATTCCTAATACTTCAACAGCAGTTGTAATTGCAGGAACTAATTTTACTAATATGCCTTCTGTTGAGGCAATTAATTCAACAGGAGCTATTGTTGCAGCCGACAGTATTACTTATACAAGTGCGACTTCAATAACAGCTACTTTTACTTTAGCCGTTGACGGAACTTATTTTGTTAGAGTTGAAAATCCAGATGGTGTTGCGG